GGCAGGCCAACCAAGGTTGACGGCAAGCGCGCTAAATTGCTCACAAGCCGACGTGTACGGGTCAATGTAAATCGTTGAGCTGGTCGTCGTGGTCGGCTCAATGAGGTATGGCTGAACGTCAAACGGTGCCAGCGCAATAGTCCCAGACGGGCTACTAGGCGCGTCAGGAGCGCCTGTGAGCGCCGTAAACCCGAAAACCGTACAAAGCACTAACCCAATGATTTTTTCTGCAAAATAGTTCATCGTTTCTCCAAAGGTATGGGCACGCCCCAACTGGATGCGTGCGATCTGAATGCGATTTGTCCCATTAGGAACTTGCCCGACTCTGGGCTCGAAAATATCTGCACCAAGATTTCTTGGCCGTTGTCCATCACTCCCGTATAGACGCTGTAATCAACTATCTGTGGGTCAGTCATTGCCTGTCCTTTTGTCGGTACTCCGACCCTAGAACATAGATCAAGCCTTGGGTGGGATTTCCCCGAACACCTTTAGGAATGCGGCTTTTACCCAGATTACCGAGTCGGCGGCCTGTGGGGTTATCTCGATGTGGAACCAGTCGCCACTTGGCGCACCGTGGATTGTTGGCTTGTCATATTTGAGCCATGCGTAGCGATCGCAACGCCATGCTCGACCTTGCGGTTCTGGGAAGTAATCCAAAATACATTGCAAACCAAGATCGTTGGCGTTGGCGACCAATTTGTCAATAAAGACCAACGCTTCTTTTCGTCCTGCTTTTGGGTTTTTTTCGCTTTTGCGATATGACAGATCAACAGCTCTGCCAGTTGCGTGAACCGACAAAGAACCTGGCTTGCCGCGCATGTCACGTTGACCCCAAGACCCGTTGTTCCAAAGCGCGCCATTTGATGCGGCGATCGCTTGTTTAATCCATTCGTTCATGCCGGCACGTGGCGCTGGTGATGCACCGTCAGCGTTGCCGATGTAGTCGCGTGCGTTTGGCACGCCAGCCTTAGCCTTTGCTACTGCCACGACCAAACTTCATGTCTTTAGGGTTGAAGTATCGCAATGCTGTTGGGCAGACCGCGCCGATCGCAGCTGCTAACAATGCGGATGGGTCGGTGTTGCCTGTTACTGCAAGCGCAACTACAGCGGCGAGCATTGAGCGACCGTATGAGGCGAGTAAGGCTTTGTCAGTTAGTTTCATTGGTTGGCTCCTTTGCTTTAGATTTTAGCCCGTTTGAGGCCACAAGACCTGACAGCGTGCCGGTCATAAATACGGTCAAGGTTGATAGCAGGTCTATAAAGGCGGCGTCATTGGGCGATTGATGGCCGATCGGTTGGGTCACAAACATCAGCGCATAAACAAATCCGAGCACGGTGACGGCAAAGACGCTGGCAAGGATAATTCCGACTATCACGATTAGTCGAGCGTGCAGTTCTTCAGGTTTAAGGCGTGGTCTCATAAATCAAGTCTTTTGTGCAGGTGCCAGATGGGTTGCAAAGCGGTGGTTCGCATTCTGGTTTCTTCCAGTTTGCTGCGTCTTGGCACGGGTAACGGTATGAGCCGTCATAACCGCATCCAGCGCAACCCCACAAGACGACTGCTATTAGAGCGCCGTAGCCGATGAGGTAACGCCATCGCATTACTTAGTGGTTTTGGCTGGTGGTTCTGTAACGGGGCGTTTTAACGGTGCAGGTGGGTCTTCGTCTAACAGCCATAGCGTTAGTTCATCACCTAATAAAGCCCAACCAGTATCAAAACCTGCGTCAAGAAGTAACTGAACCATTGGTGGGTTTATCATGCTGAAATCTCCAGTAAAACAATGTTTGACACAGAGCCACCAACCTGTACGGCTACACCAAGTGCAGCCACTTGGTTTTTAAATTGTGTTTTGTAGGTTGTTGCAGAAGTTGTGGCTGGGCTATCTAAATAGAAAGAACCACTATTACCAACATAATTATTGCCTGTTGTACCAGTAAAACCTACTGCGTTAGAAAATTGTGAAATTTCGCTTGCGCCGCGCAATAAACGCAAATCACAACATGCAGACGCATTTGCACCTTCTTTTATAATTCCTGCTTGATTAACCAAAACAAGTATTTTGCTACTTGTTGCTGAAGGTGTAATAGTTGCAGTCAAACCTGTGTCGGCATAAGTTGTTGTTGAATTTAGCGCTAATGTGTTGATATTGGCTGACACAACTTGCAAAACGCGAAACGCGCCACGCAAATCATTCATTTGTGCAGCGGTCAAAACGTTGCCTGCGACAAAGGTTGCCGGAAGTGTGGTTGGGGTTGCCATAGTGACTCCTATCCTAAAACATTGAACTGGTCAAGTGTGCCATACGTTAACGAGTCTAAAATCAGCTCATAAATGATGACGGTCGGGGAAGTTGAGTACAGCACACGGTGGCCTGTCGAGTAGTCCAGGTAATGCTCTATTCCTTCCACGCTTAGGTCTTGTGCCAATTGGGTTGTTCCGGCACCGCTTTGGAACGTCTTTTCAATGCTGATTGTGTCACCAATTTCTACTGTGGCCAGCGTGTCTTTTTGCGCGTCGGTCAGCATCAGGAACTTGGTTTCTACTGATGTAAACCGTGGCTCTGGTATTGGGTTAAGCAGGTAACTGGCAGCGGTGTCTATGGCGGTTTGCTCGTGTAGCAGGCTGTTAAGGATGCTGCTGGTCTGAATAAAGTATTCCGCTATAGAACCTGCGTTGGTTGCTGTTGCAGTTTTGCCGTCCAGCCCTGTAACCACAGACCTGTTGATTACCTCGTTCGCCTCAAACGAAATGCCGAGACCGTCGTACTTAATTTGAGTTCCATCGTCATGGAAGTCGGCTACAGACGGGCTAAGGGTTGTTCCAATGCGTTCTTGAAATGTGAGCGTGCCATCTCTTGACATAAACACACGCCCAAACTCTGCGGTTTCGTTGATCTGCGTTATGTATTGCAACACGTTTGTGCCGGCAGGAACTGTGTATGAGGAATCATGGCCAAGATTTACTGTGCCTGTTGCAATGTCCCGTTGTAGGGCAGGGAAATCAACTTCTGGCAGATCAAGCACAGTTTCAATGCGAGCGCCAGATGTCTCGGACGTTACGTTTAATTCGTTCATGTATGTCTGTGACAGCAAATAAAACTGGTCAGCGCAATACACCGTCACGGTGTCTAAACCGCCGAGCGCAAAGTTGTAGTCGTAGTTGACGACATAGCCCGAAAACAGATATTCGGGGCTGTCGGTCTGGTCGTAGCGGATGAGCTGCACTTTGCGCATCGGTGCAAGACCTGGCTTAGATTGCGGTGTGTCGTAGTACGGGCTGTTCTCATCAAATGGGTTGAAGATGCCGTCAACGTCACGAATGGTAAATGTCATGGTGCCAGCGCTGAACTGATCGCCAACATCCCTACGACCGCGCCTGACGTTTACGTTTGTGCAGTCAGCCAGCACGTCTGCATATTCGGTGTTGCCGTCAAGCACAAAGAATGTGTTGTCAAGAACACCTGACGTCACGTTGTCAAGCGTGAACGAGTTAACAATAAAGCCTGTTTCTATTTGCAGGTCATAATTGCCTGAATCAACGACGGCGACGCCTGGCATTAGGCAATGTTCAGAGCCAACGGCCCTGCACTCCGTGAGTAGGCGCGCAACGCATTGACAACAGATTCACCAATTTCGGCGCTTGTGGCAAGACCGCCAGTCACGTTGATGGTTACGCCGCCGCCTGTGGCCATGCGATCTAATGGCACGACGGCTTCTGGGCCTGCCTCACCGATCAGCGCCAATGTTGGGCTTGTCACAATGCCACCATCGGCCATGCGCGGAATGCCCATACGACCTGCAGCTGGTCGAGCGGTTGTAGCACTACCACCGAGTTTTGGCACGCTAATTGTCGGTGCTTTTGGAATGTCTGGCAACAACGGAATTGCGTTATATGCGCTAATAATTGCGTTGACCGCGCCAATAGCGGCGTTAACCATGCCAGCAAAAAACCCTGTAATCGTGTTGACTATCGCATTAACGCCATCGCGGAACCATTCAAACTTGTTGTAAGCCGCAACTAAACCAACAATAAGCAAAGCGACGCCGGCAGCGATCAGGCTAAACGGGTTTAGTGCCATAGCAATGTTTGTGGCCACAATTGCGGCAGCGACCGCGCCAATAGCGCCAGCAATAAACAGGAATGCTTTGGGGTTGTCTTGAGCCCATGCAGCAAACCTGTTAAGTACTGGTAGTACTGCTTGAAGAACGGGCAACAACGCAGCACCAATTGACTCTTGAGTTTCTCCAATGGAGTTTTTTAGAATCTTCATTTTGCCTGCAGCGGTTTCAGCACTCTTGGCAGTAGCGCCACCAAAAGTTCCGCCAAGCACGTCCATGATTTCGTTAAGGCTTGCGCCCTCTTTAATCATTGTTGCCATTTCTGGGCTTAATGATCGGAGCGCCTTAAAGTTGCCTTGGTAAGCCTTTGCAAGCGCATCAGCAACGGTGCTGGAATCGGTTTGCAGCGCTGTACTGATATCCATAACAAGGTTCATGTCTTTCATGGCCATGTCAACATCTTTTGTACCGCGCACTAAAGCCTCAAGGCTCTTGCGATATTCTGTGTCGGCAATACCAGACGCTCGACTCATCGCGCTGATTTGATCTTCAATTTGTGCAGTCTGGGCTTTGCCTGCACCAGTCACATTTTGCAAAGTAAGCGCTAACGCCGCCTGCTCCTGCTGATCTTCAATTGCGGCCTTGGTTGCGTCACCGAGTGCCAAAGCCAAACCGCCGAGCGCGGCAGCTGCAGGAATCGCCGCCTTCTTAATCGCAAACTGTGCCTTTTCTCCAACTGTTTCAAGTTGCTGGAATTGCTTGACAGCCTTCTTTACCCCTGTGCCGTCAAACTCGCTGATGATCGGGATATTGATTGCCATTACGCGGTCTCTCTATTCGCTTCGCTCATGACGCGCTTCACTAACTGCTCCATCTCGGACATGACATCGTTTTCGCGTTGCTCGTACGCCTTCCACATTACTCGCGAACGATCACCGTAGCGTTCACTTAATTCGCGCCCTAATGCGCCTTCCATGGATGTGTCAAACATTGTGCCAGTCGCGCCCTGCCATTGAATAACAAACGTGCCGACATTCGACTTGTTACCACCGTATTCCTTAATGTTTCGCGTGTTGATTTTGGCGGCAATCTTTTGTTTCATGCCAGGTATCCACGGCAACATCTTGAACCCTGATCGAGTGCTCCAGTTGCGCGCCATACCAGACAACGGCACACGAGACGGCACAAGCTTGTTGGCGTCGTCAATAACTGGCTGGACGATTTTCTTGTAATCCTTGGTGATTTCACGGCGCAAAGACTTGTCAATCTTGTTGATAGTTTTTAAGGCTTCTTTGAGCCCGACGACCTCAATCTTTGTTGACACTTGGTTCACGTCATCTCCGTTTTTTGTTTGCCTCGTTAAGCACTTTAATGACCGTTGCCAAGTCTCGTGAGTCAAACACAATGTCGCTGGGCCACCAACCGACCGCGAC